AGTTCTCATTAATCTGCCTCCTCTATTGTGTTGCCTTCTGCTACCCATTCTTGGATTGCTTGGTAATGTTTGTTATTTTCATCTATAGGAACAAAACTTTGTTCTAAAGAATTATCTATATTACAATAAATATGTGTTATTTCGTTAGTTAAAGGATATCTCCAATATCTAGCATTTGTAATTTTTATTTCTGCCATATAAACCTCTATAATTCAGCATATAATTTTATTGTCATATTAGTGTTATTATCTGACTCTATCTGATAGATAGTTCCTGCACTATAACCACCACCACCTCTAGTAACATTAATTGCAAATCTACTATAATCATCCATTGTTTCTGCGGCAGGATTTACACTTGTTGTTCCTCCTGCTGATAAACCTGCTGTTCCTACATCAGAAGCTGCTGATACAGAACCTGTAGGATTTGCTCTCATAGGAACTGGTACTGTATATGTAGCAGTTGTGTCTGTAGTACTATATGCTCTGCCGTGTCCAATTTTCATAAAACTCGTTGCTGCTTTCATTTGATAATAATAACGATAGCAAAGCTGTCTTTCTTCCCCATATGACCTATGCTCAAATGGTGTAACTTGTTCGCCTACTTCTAGTTGGACTCCAGTTAAATAAAAATCATTAGATGTGCTATCAGCAATATTTACTTGACCAACAACTCTATTTGCATTTGTTGGAGAACCCCAAGTTGTTGCTAAAGTGCCACTTTTATAATCTGCTCCTGCAGAAAGCCACCAAGCTATTGTAAGACTTTTTGCATTATCATTGTCAAAAGCACCAGTAGTATCAGCATCAATTATTAATTCTTTTTTTTCCCAAGTATTAGCACTTGAAACTGTATATGCTTTTGAAATATTTCTTGTATTATCTGCATCTTGTAATTCAACAATATGTGTTCCAGTTTTTGGAGACTTTACATAAAAGGATAAAGCAAATTGTTTAGCATTTGATGTACCTTTACAAAATGCTTGTAAATCTTGTCCTTCAAATCTATGGTCTATTCTTGCATAATCAGTTCCAGTAGGTGAAACATCAGCAGTTGTAACATCACATTTAATACTTTTAGCAAACCCTTGACCTGTTGGAACATCTGTACTTTGAGACAAAGTCCAAGTTCCCAATGAACCAACATGAAAAAGAAATCTATCTACTGGAAATGTTCCTGATGCAGTAACTCCAGAAAAACTAGTACCTCTCTGTGCCACTTGCATTGCACCATTGATGATAAGATTTCTTCGCCCACCAATTTGTCCATTGGTTATGACTTCACCCATCTTTGCTAATTCTGCTGCTTTGGTCATTAACTTATCCTATATTAAGTGCATCATCTTTTTGCTTACGAGTTTGATAATCATCTCTTGCAGTTACAAGTGCAACAAAATCGTCTTTATTAGATGGTATAGGGTCTGTAAAACTTTCATCTGCCATTAATCTAGATGTCCATTCTTGTTGAAATCTCTTCCAACAATTATTTAGTTTACCTGCTATTGCATCATCAATCCAAGCATCTATACCTGCATTATCTGATATATCATTGTATAAATCATTAGACAGAATTTTTTGTTGAACATCTGTTAGTGTTATTGTTTTTGTGTGATTTGCCATAATATTTCCTTTAACAAACTAAGTGACCATAAAAAGTAGATTGTGAACCTGCTAAGTCTACAACTTTCGAACCATTACCATTTACATATAAACTAAAATTTGCTGTATCATTTGCATCCATATCTGCTAATATACAAAAATTATAGTTACCATTAACACCAACATTCGCTACATTATAAGGATTTAGATTTCTATTATATGTTCTATTTGATGTTGCTATAGCAACTACTCCAGATGTAGAAGCACTTGTAACCCCTGAAAAAAAACAACTTATTCCTAATAAATATCTACCTGTTACTGGTGCAGTAAACTTTCCTCTATTAGTTCCATCATCATGGTTAAAATCCCCATTGTTATCAAATATCTCTGTAAAAGCTATATTAACAGCACTGAATGTTGTGGCATCTCCAGTAACATTATTATTATCTCCAGTAGGTTGTGCTTGAAAAGCTGGTTGTGCAGGTACAGTCATTATACCTGCGGCATCAATTCTAAATCTTTCAGAACTACCATCTATATCGTATATTCTTAAACCATAATTATTCTGTTCTACTTTAAAGCTACGAGTATTACCTTGTATTCTAACCCCAACATCACCACTTGAATTTACAACAGAAAGTCTTTCTGTAGGTCCTGTTGTCCCAATTCCAACTTTACCTCCTTCTGACATATCAATTCTCATTGCTTCTATAAGAGAAATACCATCAACACCTTTTAAGATAATATCTTTATCACTTTGAGAAGATTTAATAATAAAATCATTAGACGAGTTTATAAATTCTGCGTGTGTAGTACCTCCATCTAAAAGATTAATACTACCACTGTCTGCATCAAGAGTAATTGTTCCTGCTGAGTCAAGAGTTAAAGCACTACTTGTTATTGAACCTGTTACATCAAGAGTACCACCAATAGCGATATTACTACTAAATGTACCACCATTAGCTTTACTTACTGTGTCTGCAACACTGAATACATCATAAACAACTATTTCAATAACATCATTTAAAGAAGCTGATTGCACAAGCACAACTGACGTACCTGTGGTAGCTGTGTAGTCATCACCGGGAACTAATAATATTCCATTTTGATAAACATCCATATATAGAGTGTCAGAATAAGTTAATGTCAACGCATTATCGTCAGCACCACTAAATGTAGTTTGTCCTGCTGTAGCTTGGTATTGAAACCTATTTCTGACTCCATTAGTAGGAGATTTACCTATGTATGGCATTATTTATACCTCTTGCCTAATCCTAACCACAATATAAAGCACAAGGAACTATATAACTACCATCATCATAAGTTTCTTGCTTTATGTTTGTTAATACTTTGCCTATAGTTTTACTTCTAATAATATCATCATCTTGCACTTTTGCAGTTCCATCACCATTAGATGTTAGTAAATCTCCTGCTGATACTGTTACGCTACTATGTACTCTAACTACATGAGTACCAACTGCTGTGACGTACATATCATTGACTGTATCGTCTTCATTATCCCAAGCAGCAAAAACTCCGTATACTCTTGTGCTATCGGCTGTATCTGATATTTTACATTTAGTATGTTTGTTATCTGCTTCTTTTATTATGGTTGCAGTATAACTGTTGTCTTCAAAAGTTACTGTCAGTGTATCTCCAACTGAAGCATCACTTGGTAAAGCTATTGATTGTCTTACTGTTCTTGTTTCGCCTTCTTCTTGTATTTCAAATCTTGCTTGATACCAATCACACATTTCATCAATAGTCTCAATTACTGTGCCTTTTAAAATTGTTGGTTTTGAATTATCTGTAAGTCTTGACCAGTGAGAACCACTAAAAGCATTATATGAAACTGTGCTTCCTGATGTTGTTATACTACCAATTTCTGTGGCATCTTGGAAAAAAAGTTGAATAGAACCATCATCAGAATCTCTATTTAGTAGCATACTTGCATTACCATTTGCAGAAAATTGACCAACACCTAAATAAAAACCATTAGTTTTATCATTCATAACAATGCCATGTCTACCATCAACACTGATTACGTTTGTTTCAGTTGCTCCCATTTGAATTACACCAGTAGATTTAACGACTAAATCTCCTGCTGCTCCTGAAACAGCAATGTCACCACCTATAATAGCTACATCACCTATCCCTTTAATCCTAAACACACCACTTGAACTATTATCACCAGTTCCAAATATTTGTGCTGTAACTGCTTCACTATTGTTTTGAAACTGCAAACCTAATACTTGAGATGCAGTATCTCCAGTAGTTCTAAATGTCATTAAGTCATTATTGCTACCATCAATAAGGAATTTACCATTTAAAGTAGTGACACCACCTACAGTTAAAGTAGATGCCATATCCACAGCACCATCCATATCTATATTACCAGTTAATGTACCTAACCCATCACCTATAACTTTAGTTAATGCCATCTAATTCTCCTATGCGTAAGGACTATCGCCTAATACACTTGTATCCCAAGCTGCTTTTAACTTAGCAATAGTGTCTGCACTTGATATTGCACTTGCTGCTGGAGCATCTCTCAATGCTTTCTTTTTAGTAACACTTGCAGCTTGTGCATCTGTGTCTGCACCTTCTAATGCTTTCATATAAACAACATCTTCTGCTGCTAATAATGGAGTTCTAACTTCTCTAATTTTATCTTTAAAGATAACTTTAGCTGCTGTTACATCTTCAGTTATTGTTGATCCAGATAATGTCCAAGCATTTCTAAAATGTCTATCAGATGGCACAGTTGCATCAGATGCTGAAATGCTATTACCATCTTTATCTATTATATTTACTGTTGCCATTTAAGCCACCTTTTCTTTCTGTATGGTTAGTTCTTCATTAATCTTCCAAGCATTTCGCCATACTCTAGTGCTAGGAAGTTGATCTTTTCTACATATAACTAATCTAGGCTTGTTACCTTTATCCCAGTTTCTCCACACCTTTTGTGGTATATCTTTCATAATTAAATACTCTATAGCTCTTTCTTCTGTCATTGCTTCTATTGGTTTTGTGTTATGTAACAAATATCCTCTTGTATGTTTTTTAAAATCTGGCTTTGCTTCATCCTTTGCTAATTCCCAATATACCTCAACTGGTGGTAATATGCCACCCTGCAATGCACAAGCCATCCAATTAGGGTCAGGGTGTGTAACTTTTGCAGGTGCATCTAAATCATCTGGATCTTCCCATACAACACAATATTCTGTTCTTACTGGCTCTAGCTTTTCTTTTGCCCAACACAGTCTATCCCAAAGATGTGTGCCTTGAAATTCTGGTGTGGTTATTGTCATGCGAGATCTCCTGCAAATATTTGTCCATGCGTTAAGTCAGTAGCAGTTGAACCATTATATCCTCTACCTCCAACTTGTGATGCAGTCATAGCTGTTAATTGGGAGGTGTTACTATGTGTTGATGTTTGTATGGATGTCGCTGCACCATAAGATGAGCTATCAAAACTGTTTGAAAATATTGTTACAAAAACTCCTGCTGAAGTGTCTGTAACAGAAGAAATATTAAATGATTTTAATATTGAAGGTGTTCCTTGTGTATATCTTATCCATGCTTTGTTGGTTCCTGTTACAACATAATCTGTATCCACAGACTTAGCTGTGCCTGTTATCTGTCCACTTGTTGATAATGTATCAAATGCTATTGTTCCGTTTGCCATTATTTATTCCTGA